GATTAAAAAAAGAACGTATCGTCCTTAGTGAAGTAGTTATTGAGGACGAAGAAGTAGACAAGAATGCTTTGCACTATCTACAATTAGATGCAAAGATAAAGGAGCTGGAGAAGGAACGGGATTCCTTCAAGGCTTCACTCGAAGGGACTACCGGTACTACTCGTAGCGGTATCGAGATCAGTTGGACAACTGTTAAAGGTCGTGAGACAGTTGACAGTAAGGAAGTTGAAAAACTTCTAGGGTTCGTACCAAAGGTTATTGGTAACGAATCAGTAAGACTCACACTAAAAACTAACGGAGGAAAGTAAATGGCTGCACCAGATTCAACTAAGTTCCAGATTAACTACAAGTTATCTGACGGAACACTTATCAATCTCTACGCATCAGATGTGCGTGAACTAGAGACAGGTCTGACGGATCTCTCAATGGTATCTGCTTTGATTACATCAACTGCTGATTCCTTTCGAGGCTCTACGCCTGCTCCTGCCGTTCACAATCTTGCGCCAGTAGTAAATAGGCTGGACGATAGAGTAAATCCACCAGCACCTGCTGCGCAGGGCAATGTATGTAAGCACGGACCAATGGCATACCGCGAGGGTGTCGGGGCGAAGGGACCTTGGAAGGGCTATATGTGTGGCGCACCAAAGGGTGCGGCTGACAAGTGCCAAACTATCTGGGTTCGATGAACCTATGCGAGAGCCTCGTCAATACGAGAGCCCTCTCTGTGCGCAAACTGGAGCAGGAGATTATTGGTTTCCTGAACCAGGACAAGGAACTATTACAGAAACCGTTCTCGCTCGAAGTATATGTAACCAATGTGTGCATAAAATTGAGTGTGCAGAATGGGCAATCAAGTATGAGCATCACGGAATCTGGGGCGGTCTTACGGAAAGAGAACGCAAACAGATAAGAAGGCAGAGAAGAATAACAGTAGGACGGGAGCAAGATGCTTAGGTTAGACCGCGCTTGGAAGACTGTGCAATCAACAGCACAGCCACTTCCTACTGTGTGGAAAGACCTTGAGAGTAAAGAGATAAAGTTTCGGCGCGGTCAAGTGTGTATGGTTGCCGCTGCACCTAACGCTGGAAAGTCTATGTTCGCTCTCGTATATGCAATCAAGGCCAAAGTACCTACTTTATTCTTCTCCGCAGATACTGATACTGCAACTGTAATGCTCCGTGCTTCAGCGCACGTAGCTGGTCATACTCAGCAGACAGTAGAGAATCAGATCAATATAAACCCTGATGCCTACGAAGAGAGTCTGCAAGAAATATCGCACATTCAATGGGTCTTTGATGCCTCGCCTAACCTCGATGATATCGAGGATGAAATCAAGGCATACATAGAACTCTATGGCATAGCACCACAACTGATTGTCATAGATAACCTGATGAATGTTGTTGCTGAATCTGATAATGAATGGGCAGGACTGCGCCAGATAATGGTGGAGTTACACGATATGGCACGCAAGACTGATGCCTGCGTGATGGTACTGCACCACGTATCAGAACAGACTGAGTACGGATCTATGATGGAGCCACCACACCGAAGGTCTATCCAAGGTAAGGTGTCTCAACTACCAGCTCTGATACTCACGCTAGGTTACAACCCCTTTGAGCATACGCTTCGGGTTGCAGCCGTCAAGAATCGCTTCGGTAAACACTCAGTAGATGGCAAGGATTGGGCAGGTTTATTCGTAAACTTTGCCACCTGTCAGATTGGTGATAGCGATGCGATAGGCAGAATGATTTACAACTCCAACTTATCGAGGGTGGTATGAGTTCGTACAATAAGCAAAAGGGTTCCAAGTTTGAGACAGATGTGATGAAGTATCTGCGCAAGCTAGGACACTTTGCTGAACGACTTGCCAAGGCGGGAGCCAATGACGAGGGTGACATCGTCACCATCATCGCAGGTCAGACCTATATTCTGGAGTGTAAGAATCGCAAGTCAATCAACCTTCCGCAGTTCTGGGCAGAAGCTCAGACTGAGGCAGCCAACTATGCGAAGGCTAGGGAACTACCCGTCAATCCTTTAGCCTTCGTCATAGTCAAGCGCAGACAACACGGAGTAGAGAAGGCTTGGGTTATCCAAGACCTAGACCAATGGTTAGAAGACAGGAGTAAGTAATGCCAGTACCTAATGGACAGATAACAAGTAGCAACATTTGGAAAGTAGAAGATGTACAACTACCAGAAGAACCAACTGAGGTAGAAAAGAAAGAAGAAGTAAAGGAAGAAGAATGATCTGTAACGATTGTAAGGTAGGTGCTTCATTCAATTCGCAAGGCAACTACGACAAGTCTGAAGAGTTGCACGATCTATGTAAAGGAGATTGCGGATGCCAGCACAAGACTGGACCAGGGTGGTTCGTCCGAAAAGGGGCAAAGGCTCCGTTGATGCAGACTCAATCCCCGTAGCAGTCATCGTTTCCTATTATGGTGGGGAAGTAAGAGAAGGCAAGAGCGCTAGTGTCAAGTGTTGTATTCACGATGACTCTAGGCGTAGCGCAGTAATGAATACGTACGACAATCTGTATTGGTGTCATACGTGTGGCAAGGGTGGCAACTCTGTCAATGTGGTGATGGAGAAGGAGAATCTGGAGTTCAAAGATGCAGTCAAACGAGCAGTCGAAATTGTTACTGGAAGCGGTCACACGTTACAGTCAAAGCATAAACGAGGCAACGCTAGGGTATCTCGAAGGACGTGGAATATCTAAGCAAGTTGCAGACCAGTTTATGTTGGGAACTGTAGTGGATCCTGCTTCTGGTCACGAACAGTTTGAAGGCTGGCTATCTATCCCTTACATCACTGCTCTTGGGATGGCAGTCAGCGTAAAGTTTAGAAGACTAGATGATGGTAAGCCTAAGTATGGTATGGCTATTGGTCAGAAGACTCACCTGTTTAATGTAAGTGCTTTACTAGAATCTAAAGACACTATCGCTGTATGTGAGGGTGAGCTAGATGCAATCATCTGCACTGGTGCATTAGGTATACCTGCAGTTGGTGTTCCTGGTGTTGCTGCTTGGAAACCACACTTTGCAAAGATGATGAATGGATATGGAAGAGTACTTGTTATAGGTGATAATGATATTAAAGAAGATGGTTCTAATCCAGGAGCTGAGTTTTCTAGGAGAGTGGCATCAGAGGTCATCAACGCCACGATCTGTGTGTTGCCACCTGGAATGGATGTAAATGATGTATATTTAGCAAAAGGGACAGAAGAGACAAAGCGGATATTGGGGGCAGTAAATGTATGAGGAACTCGGACCTGACGGAATTAGCCGTATGGTTAACGACATTTGGGATCTTGATAAACAAGATAGATTACGAAAGCGGAACGATCACAGTATCGCCACCTCCAACCAAGGAGTAGACAAAGAGTTCATCTCTAATATGTGGAAGGTACTTGATAGTGCTGGCAATCTACTCATAGATAAGCATAAAGATTACGGTCCAACTAATATCTCTAACGCACCAGGTGGTGCGCTTAATGGATTAAGAGTGCGTATGCACGACAAGACTGCTCGCATCAATCATCTAATAGATACTGGTGCTGAGCCTACTAATGAATCTTTGAAAGATAGTTTTGTAGATCTACTTAACTATTCAGCTATTGCGATTATGGTTTTGGAAGGTACTTGGCCTAAGTGATTAACTTAAAATATTTATTTAATCAGCGATCCAAGATACGAATGTTAGAGCGTAAGGTTGATTACCTTGATAAAAAACTTGAGGCTTGGGTTATGACCATTGAGGAATTGTACATAAAGAAAAAGTAATTCAGCACACCTAGTAGATAAGAAGCGTAGAAGAGTAGATGAATAAAGAATTACACCCGACTGTTAAGGACCTAGTGTCAGCAGTTGCTGGCTCTATTGCCCGTAGATTCAAGGGTTGGGTTGAGCGAGATGATCTAAAGCAAGAGCTTTATCTTTGGTTTATTGGTAGGCAAGATCAATATACAGATCAACTTAATGAAGAGAACAAAGAGAAGCGTGAGCATAACGAACGCAGACTTGCATACCAGATGCGTAGAATTGCAGAGAAGTATGCTCGTAGAGAGAAGGCTCGTAAGGCTGGCTATCACATAACAGATGAGGTCTTCTACGATACTGCAACTATCGCTAGGTTAATGCCATCTATCTTACAATCTGTAATAGAAGGAACTGTATTAGAGCAAGCACAAGATTTAATAAATGATGGACAACCTCGCAAACAACCAGCCCCTTCTGAGGGTGGCAACCTTCTTGCTATCTTAATAGATGTAAAGAAATCATACTTAAAGTTAGAAGAAGAAGACAAGGTCATACTTCGTATGCGCTACTACGATAACAATACTCTTCAGGAAATATCACAGTACTTAGAGGTAGCAGTATCTACTGCTGATCGCAAAGTTAC